GTATCTAATAAGTATACATATTCAGTAGAAGATGATGGAACTAGAGGAGCTTCATATGAAGCCTTAAATGGTATGCCTGAAACATTAGGCGACCTTGGATTAAGGTATACTTGTAATGCGTCTGTAAACGGCTATATGTTCGCAGGAAACTGCTATCACGGAGAGTTTCCAGATGGAGAGAATTTGTTATTTAGAAGTGAACCCGGTAAATATTCTATTTTTAACTGGTCCCAGAATTTTATACAATTAGACTTTATACCAGTAGCATTAGAAGGATTCTTAGGAAAGCTATATGTTTTTGGAAAGAATCAAATGTGTATTGTAAATCCAGAAACACTTGTTATTGAAGAAAATATTAAGGGGATAGGGTGTTTAGGACCTAAAGCTTTAAAGACTACTTCAAGTGGATTATTCTGGTTTGATTACAATAATATTTACCACTCTTCACCTAAGATAGAAAAGATAGGTACAAGAATATTAGACCAACAAGGTGCATTAGGGCTTGGGCAATTTGGTTGGAATCAGCTTACTAATGCAGAAAAAGATGAAGCTATTGTAGGTTTTGATGCTACAAAGCAAACTATCTTAGTTTTCTTTACTCACGTAGAAGGTAATACTACTCACCATTTAGCTTGGGCTTATTATATACCTCAAAAAAGATTTGACCTCTGGGAAACAGATTATAAAATACTAGATAGTGTAGATGGAGACGATGGTACTCCAATTTTATTAGCTAGTCAAGGCAGAATATTAAAGATGTGTGCTCACGATACAGATAGGAGAGATTGGGAGTGGGTAAGTAAGAAGTTAACTTTTGGAACGGACACGAATTACAAAAAAGCTAGAGTCATAAAAGCTGAAGCAAATTCAAGAAGTGGCACTGATGTTCAATACCAAACAAATGACACTTCAGCATCAACAGCTAAAGATGGTACAGATGTTAGCAATAACTACGGAAACGATTGGAAAGGCAATGCTATTAAGATTGATTCTGCTGATTCAAAAATAAGGTGGTTAAGAGTTAAGTTATCAGGTACTAATGCTAGTAGCACAGATAGAAAAGTTTATTCTTTAGGCGTAATTTATAAACCAAAGAAGCCAAAATAATGCCTAGAAAGATACAAAATAGAAAAATTACGAGAGATTCAGGTTCAAGAACTAATTATTTTAGTGACGACATTGTAAGCTCTCCATCAGATATACAAAGAACAATAGATACCATTGCAGACAAAGTAGATTCAGAAACGGGTAGGGTTGAAAAAAGTGATGCAACAACTTCAGAGGGTTCTATAAGAGCAGTAAAAGGAAAAAAGAACTGGTTTCTAGAGATAAAAACTAGTGACGGTTGGATTAGAAGTGCTGAAGAAATAGATAACGTCCCTCTGTTTAAAATCAAGGATAAGAATAGTTGAGATTTTATAAGAGAATCTCTATATTCAATGGAAGAATAAGGTGACATAATGGGCTTTCTAAGTAATTTATTTGGTACGAACCAAAAAAGAAGCGTATCTGGTCTAGGAAGACAGTATGATGACGCTTATAAACCTGCGACTGAAGCGTATAGTGATTTAATGGGTAGAGGACGGGAGATGATGGACCCGAACTCTGCTTTTAACCAAACGCAAAAAGCCAGAATGATGGCACAGGGACAGGATGCGGCGGCAGAATCTGCTCGTATGGCTCAAAGAACGGCGGCTATGTCAGGTGGTGTACCTGCGGCGGCTATGGCGGCTCAAGCAAGAGCATCATCAAACAAAGCACAAGAAGCATCACTTAATGCCTACAATGAATATTTATCAGGAGCTATGTCAGAGGGTACTGGATTATTAAGTGGAGCGGCTAACAACTTAGCAACTATGAACACCAACAAAATGAATGCTATGAATGCACAATCACAAGCTAATGCACAATTAGATAGTCAAGCGGCAGGTGCTACAGCATCACTTATTGGAACAGGACTTGGTATAGCAGGTACAGCTTTAGGTGGTCCAGTAGGTGGAGCTATTGGAAGTATGATAGGTGGATTATTTGGTCAAGAAGGTGGTGGAGTTAGTGAAAAGGGTATAGGCTTAATGGATATGGCTATGATGCCTGATGAAGAAGCTTTAGATAGTGTACAAAATTATCAGCACGGTGGCAATGTTGATGCTAGAGAAAATATAGCTGGATTGCTAGGTAGTTTAAAGAAAGATAAAAAGTCAGGTGATGAAGAATCTGGCAATAAAGAAATGCAAATGCAGATGGCTATGAAGTTATTACCGATGGTAGTAGGTGCACCACCAATGAGTAAAGGTGGAGAAGTTATACCAAAAAGTGACCCACGTCACCCAATACATAGACGAACACAAGCTGATAGAGATAATACTGGTATGATTAGCAGTCTACTAAAAGACTCTATGGATAGCAGAGGTAAAAATGTTACTTCTAATGTAATAGTATCAGAAGGTTTTGAGGGAGACGAGCATTATAGACCAGACCGTCATACAAGTTATCTAATTGATGAGGCTAGAGGTAATAGGGGTAAAAGTATGCTGTACACTAAAGGCTTAGATGGACAGTTAACAAAACATCCTACTGTGTATTCAGGTGGTTTATTATCTGGTGTAAGAAATTTGGCAAGTCAAGCTATGGGAAGCCGTGAAGTTGATAGCTTACCTGCTGGATATTCACCTGAAGAAATGCAAATGGAGTTTAATAAAGATATAAGTAATTTACAAAAAGGTGATTACGTTTACGGACAACAAGGTGGAATGCTATCTCAAGTAAACGGACCTGATGGACCTATGCAAATAGGAACTCGTATGGGAGGTATTCAAATTGGATAAATACTCTCCTTACCCCGGTGATAAAGTACCTGCAATGCTAGAAGAAGGTGAATACGTTTTAAATAGAAACGCTGTTAAAGCTTTAGGTAAAAAGAAATTAGATATTATTAATAAATTACAACATCCAAGGTATCCATTAAAACAAGTAGGTTCTCAACAAATCGCTCAAATGGCTCACGATAATATAAACAAGTTAGCCTTTGCTGAAAAAATAGAACACGGTAATGCTTTTGATAGAACCTTATTTATGCAGACAGGTGGACAAGCTCTTCCTTACGACCCTAGCACATTAAAAACAGTAAGTGTTACTGATAAAGACCAAGACCCCGGTCAAGTTATTCCCGGTACTCAAAAAGTAGTTCAAGAACCAGAGAATATAGATTTAAGGGGACAAGAAGATGCTTTAGGCTTTGGTGGTGACCCAGAACCAGAAAACATAGACCTAAGAGGAAAAGAAGATGAACAGGGTTTTGGAGAAAATCCTGAAGCAGATTTCCAAGATGCTTTATGGGGTGATGATATGGGTGAGTTTGAAAAACAATTAGATAAGCTACCAGAAGAAGTTGACCTTAGAGGTCAGGAAGATAAGTTAGGTTTTGGTGACGATGAAGACATAGCTCTTGATGCAGAAGCAGAAGAAATGGAAAGGACTATGTGGGATGAATATGCTCCTAAAGAAGAAGAAAAGAAACCTGAAGTAGCAAAAGAAGAAGTTAAAGAAGAACCTAAAGAATCTGAAAAGATTATAGCAGAAGCTAAAGGCGAAGCACCAGAAGAAGCGAAAGACTCAAAGGGTTGGATGAGTAAAGCTTGGGATAAGGTAAAAGCTTTTGAAAAGAAATCAAGTGACTATCATCAGAAGAAATGGGATGAACAAGATGCTAGAGATAAAAAGTTTGGCGAAGATGCTAAGGCTTGGATGAAGCAAAGAGGTGAAGATTGGAAAGCAGGTAAAGAAGGTTTTAAAGGACCAGACTTTGACAAGGTATTAAGTGGTGAAGCTGAAGGTACTGGAGCACAGAAGTGGGGTAAAGCGGCAATGATGGGTAGTGAAATCTTTAAAGATTTAGCGGCTTTACAAGGCTTTGGTAAAGGTGGAGACTATGCAAAGTTTAAGAAACAAAAACAACTAGAAGCAGTTAAAGCAAAATCAGATAAACCAAATGTTGAAGAAAAATCAGAAGTCCCAACAACAAAACCAACTGCCGCCGAGATTGCAGAAAAAGCAAAAATAAATGAAGTAGGTGCTGAGAATTATGATGATGCTATAACCAAGGCTAAGTTAATGGAAGAAGCTGGAATAAAAGTTCCAAGTACATTAACAGAAGCAGTAGAAGACCAAGACCTAAATTTTATAGGACCTAGATTACCGGGTGGTATAACTGGAATGGGTAACCAAAGAGGTGGTTATATTAGCTTACACGGTTGGATAGCACAATCACTGAGGAATATGTAATGAGTGAAATAAAACAACTTAATTTACCAGTAGTTCAATATGACCCTATGAGAGGGTTACCTAAGCAACAAAGCTTAGCAGACAATCTTCGTCAGGTTCAAGAAAGAAAGCTCAGAAACAAGATGGGTGAGTATCAAGTTCAAAAGATGAAGAGGGATAATGAACAATACTTAATAAATAAAAGAGCTGAAAACTTTATGTTTTCTAATTACCCCAGTAGTAAACCTAAAGGTGATTTTACAACAGCTTTTCAAAACAGAAAATTTGGACCCGGTAGTAGAGAAGTTCTTTTAAAAGAGTGGAAAGAAAATGTTGGCGGGAACTTCGGAGCATTTCAACAATGGTACGATGCAGGTAAGAAAGCTGAAGACCAAGCTCTGTTTAAATCATTTGATAGAAATCCAGCTAAGTATAAAAGTGACAAAGCTTATAAGAAGGCTATATCTGATTGGATGAATGGTATGCCTGAAGCAGAACAACAACAGATATTAAATGACGCACCCCCTGAAGTTAGAGCTATACTTAATGAAAATTGGGACGCCGCCAATGAGAAATGGTATGAGAAGCTAGAAAGAAATCTAGGGATGGGAGATGAAGATAAAGACGATGATAGCTGGTTACCAGAAGCGGCGTTAGTAGGTTTAGGTGGTGTAGGTTTAGGTATACTAGGTGCTAAAGGAAAAGTTGTAAAAAAAGCAGTAGACCTTGTTACTAAATCTGGAAGCCTTAAAGGAAGAGCTCTTAAAAATGTAGACGAACTTACTAAAGGCAGTAAGATTGAAAAAGAGATTGCTGAAAAAGGTATTAATAGAGCTAGTGATTATAGAAAGTTTAGAGCATCTCAAGAGATTCCACATAAAGCTTTTGAAACATTAGATAGAGATTTAGCTAAGCTAGTTCAAGACGGAGGAATGAATAGGTCTGATGCTAAGAAATTTAAAGCTGTTATAAATCAATTAGTAAAAAGCGGTAAAGAAGTTAATGCTGAATCTATTGGCAATGCCTTAAAGCAAGGTGGTAGAGAGAAGTATGGAAGCCTAATGAAATCACTTAATTCATATAATAAGTCTTCTATAGGTCCTATTAGAACTACAGGTCTTTTAAGGGGAATGGGTTATGGTTTAGGAACTAGTATTGCTGTCAATCAAGGTCTTCAAGCGATGGGAATGGATGAAGAGAAGGCTGGTGCTTGGGGTAATGCTATGGGTGCTTTACCAATAGCTACTAACCCAGCAGGTATGTATCAAGCTATACAAAAACTTGCAGATAAAAAAGGCAGAGGCTACATAATGAAAAAGATTGCCGCCAAAGGTGGTGTAAAGCTACTAAGTTCTTTAGCCGCTAAAACAGTTTTAGGAGCAACGGGATGGGGTGCAGTTCCAGCCGCCGCTTTATTAACATACGATTTATATACCATATACGACTTATTAAAAGACGAAATGGAAGATTAATAGGGGAGTTCAATGGCTGACCCGAAAGAATGGTCTCCCAAGTTTGACGAAGAACAAATTAGGGGCGTCATAGACCAATATGTAAGGTATCCTGAATTATTTAATGACAGAGATGATGATATACAAGCGTTAGAAGACCACGCTCATTATTACCGTATACCATTCGCCCGTAACAAAGAACACCAAGAAGCATTTGTATCCCGAACACTAAAACAATTTGGTCAAGGATGGACAGAGGGTTTTACAACTCTTCCTCCACCAAAGTTTGGTATAGGTCGTGAACCAGAAGATACTTGGGAAGGAATTGCACACAATCTAGGACATCTTAGTGGATTTGTAGGGTATTTACCCGGTGGAAAAACACTTAGAAAGCTAGGGTTCTTAAAAACATATTCAAGAATAGCCGATGGGATAAGGGGTAAATCTGCTCCTATGTTGGCGGCTAACGCAATCCAGAAAAGAGTTAATAATAGTATAGAGCCTATACTAAAAGATTTACCTGACTGGGCTACAAGTGGAATAGTTCCTGATATGGCTAGTGGAGCTTTTCATTTAGGTACAGCTAGTGCTATATCTAGTTGGACACACGGAGTAGATGAGATGTTTCACGCCGCAGGTTTTGGAGCCGTTGCTGGTGGTGCTTTTAGAGGTATTGGTAATCTGAAAGGATTTGGTGAAAGAATTTCAGCAGGTCAATTAAAGCCAAATGGTAGTCCAGATTTTAGCAAGATAAGTGCCGGTCAAAAGTTTGATTTAGCTATGAGAACAACTGCTGGTATGGCTTTCCAAGGATTGCCCTCTACGTTGCAAGGTGCAACAACAGAAGAACAGGTATACCAATATGCTATGGGGGCTTTCTTTGGCTTTAAAGAAATACCTTATCAAACTAGAACAAGTAGAGAGTTTTTAGCAGAGTCTATTAAAGAAAAGTATGGACCAGACCCAGAGCTAAGTCCTAAATGGGATACACTTACTAAAGAAATGAAGGAGATTGTTAGAAAAGATTTCCAAGAAACTTTCCAATATAGTGCAGATGGTCCCAGTGAAACATCACACGTCTTATTTGATATATTAAGTAATAGAGGAATGAATCTAAAGCAGATAGAGGATATTGCTGAACAATATAGAGGTGCTTATGAAGTGGACCCTGTTACTGGTGAAGTAAACCAAAAGACTTTATCCCCTAAAGAAGTAAGAGAATATAAAGAAGCATATATGAAAGACCCGAGGTTTGAAGACCCTCAAGATTTAGATATGCACATAGCTGAAATACAAGAAGTACCCGGTAGGCTTATGGGTAAGAATGGATATATAGACCAAGTATATCCTCAAATATCAACAGTAGAAAGAATTGATAGGAGTAATGCAATATGGAAAAAATGGAGAAGTTTACAAAATGAAGATGCGAAACCAATCCCGGGAGCAGAGCAAAAAATCATTAACTTTATTGAAAACTCGTATCAACAAGTCCTCACTGAAAGCGAAAAAGGTTGGTGGAGACGCTGGGCTGAAACGAATAGGAAACAAAAATGGGTTGAACAAATCGAAGTCGCTGATGGGAAAGTCCGTGTACTTGAAGAGAAGACTAATAAATTGGGCAACACGAAGAATCTTTCGCAAGAGCCACTCATCATCGAAGAAGGTTATAGAAACGAATACGAAAGAGTTAACAGAGGTAAAAAACTCCCGCCCGAAGACCAGTTCTTTAGGGTATTAGACCATATTATATACGGAAACAAAGAATACGATTTATCTAGAGCACAAAGAGGTATTTCTCAACAGAAGATGGTTGAGATTAGAAAGAGATTAGATAAAGCTGAACTAGAAAGATTAGACTGGGACCAGCTAAAAGAAATGGCTGATGGTGAAGCCGCTAGGCATATGAAGAAGGTTCGTAAAGCTGTTGCAGAAAAGATGTGGGAAGATGGTTACTACTATTATGGTGGTAAAGGTGATAATAAAAAGATGTATTTTATTAAGCAACATCCATCTCTAGTAAAGAACAGAGGTATTTATAAAACTGTTCTCAAGAATATGGCTCAGGTTATGAGAAAGAAGGGAGTAACTGACTTTAGAAGAAAGTATACTAAAGACAAGAATGATTGGATGGAGACTTATGGTCATATTAAAGACGCTAGTAAGATGTATGATAAAATATATGCCTCTAATATACTTTATGATTTAACTATGAATGGCTTTAGTGTAAGGGTTAAAGATTTAAAAAAGGGATTAGAAACTGTATTAAACGATAAAGAGTTTATTAATGACCCTAAAGCTTTTAACAAGAGACAGCAAATCTGGTTTAATTCTGGATTATCAGCTAATGAAAGACCTGTAATTGATTACATAAGAAATAATTCTGTTAATAGAGACATTTCTATTACGGACCCTAACTTTAAAGTAGGTCTTTTCTCTGAAGCAGATGGTAGGAAAGTAAAATTAACAGATGGTGCTGAAAAGTATGCTGAAATATCTGATGGAGCTATCATAGCTAGAGAGGAAGTTGTGGATGCACTTAATATAGATAAAGGATTACCAACGTCTGGAAAGATGAATAAATCTTTTATTGTAGCTCCTGACCCTAAGTTAGGTGCTTTATTAGGTAAGTATGCTATACATATAGCTAGTCCAGAACTTCAAAGATATATGGAAACCAATGGTATTCATATGTTAATGCCTAAATCTGCTGTTAAACAGACTGGTAAAAGATTAGATATGATGGGTGAATTATATATTTCACCTGATTTTCAGGATAAGAAGTTTGATATAGAATTTAATGGTCAGTTGTTTGATGTTCCTGTAAGAAGTTTTAGAACCATTATGTCTGAAATTACTAGTGAAAAGTTTTTAAAGAGACAACAAGTACCAAAACAGATGTATTCCGTATTGAGCCAATATGGACATAAATCTATTGACCCGAAGGTTATTGCCGATATGTTTGAAACTCTCTCTGGTAGGGCTGTTAACGGCACTGAAGAGGGTATGGAGATGCTTAGAGAACATATGTCTAAGCCTACAGAAAAAACTACCAAAGATATTGTAGAAAATTTAGACCAAATACCACTTAGAGAAACATTTAATATACTTAGAGATGCTAAGCAAGAAGGGTTGGCTCAAAAGATTTATGAAAAGATTTTAAAAGTAAATGCTGAGGTTACTGAAAACCTAGCGGCAGAAGGTGAAATACCAAGAGAACAAGAACTTCAGATAAAAAAACAGAATGCAGATTATGAAGGTGTAATAGAACGTATGGGTAAGTTATTCCCAGATGGTTCAATAGGAGCGTATCTTCATAAGTTTTCTCGTGATTATCGGATGCAAGCCCTGCGTAATTATGTAGTTAATAGATTAACAAGACCTCAAGTTGATAATAGTGCATCATCAAGAATGAGACCTTGGGAAGTTGGATTGCAATTACCCAATAAGAAAACAGAAGTATTGTCCAGAAAAGAAGGTCAAGATGTATTCTTTTTAGATGATGGGTTTAAAGAGTTAAGAATTAAGGATGAAATCTTCGGCAAGGATAGGATGACACTTGGTAAACTTTGGGATATAGTTCAAAATAACTATAAAGGTTATGAAAATTTCCAAGGTCAGATTAACGATATACTTACTGCTGTTGTTATGCGTGTTCCTATGGATTCAATAAGTGGTGCACACGGACTAAAGTTTGGTGGTTTTACTGGTATAAAAGGTATGGGTTCTTTATTACATCCCAGAACTATGAGAGCTCTAGGTGGTGCTGATTTAGATGGAGATAAGGCAACTATATTCTTTGGTGGTGAGTCTAATGGCTTTAAAAAATCCTGGCGTAAGATGTATGAAGGCTCTAAAGATGAGTATCTAAAAGATGGTGGCACTAGAGAAGCTCATAATAAAAATGAAATAGACCCTGTAACTGGAGAAGTTTATGCAGAGCAACTTGCTAAAAGGGACCCAGCATTAGAGATGGACCAGAAACACCCAGCGTCACAATATTCCCCTTTTTGGAGAGAGTATATGTCTAAAGGTGCTTATGAAGGTAGAGATATGCTAGGTGTAGCTGTTACTAGAAGAATGGCTATACTTGGTGCTTATAATTCTATTAGAGGGATGACATCTCCTGAAGGAAGACATTCAGAAAAGATAGTATTACATTATGATGAAGGTGGTAAAAGAAAATCTGTAGAGGATGAAATTATACTTACTAAAGATAAGTATAGCGTTCCTTATATGGCTAAGAACAGAGCTGGTGAATGGGTTAAGCGTAGAATTATATTTCAAGCTAAGAAATCAGAAAAAGATTTACAAAGGTTTAGAGAAATGGCTAGGGCGGCGATTGCTCTAGGTTCTGACCCTATGGATGAAGCTGGTCTAAAAGGTGAAAAGTTTGAACCTAAGATGTTAGATGCTTTATTTGAGTATAAGATTTATGATGTAGTTGGTAAGAATAGACTTGAACCAAACAAGCAGGAAATGAAATTGATGGGTCAAGGTTATCGTGATTATCTAAAACAAAAAAGTTTACATAAGAAATTTCTACACGTTAATAGCGTTCTTTATGGAAGAAACCATATGGAAGGCAGAAGACATAGCTTTGCAGAAATACAAGCTGGAGCTAGAGTATTAGATTTTCTACCAAAAGAATCTAAGAATACATTTTTACCTCAATTAGCTGATAGGATTAAAGAACTTAACTGGTCTGATAGTATGTTTAAACACGTTAATGGGGATGTATTAAATAGAATATACTTTGAACATAAAGACTTAGTAAGAGATAGTGAATGGCTTAAAGATGCTATGGGACGCAGTACTCTAAAGACTGAAATGGGTGATTTCATACAAAAAGTTTTAGATGCTGAGTTATGGACTAGAGCTGGGCGTCAAAGAATAGGTGAGTTTAAAAAGACATTTGATGAGTGGATGCAAGATGGTGTTATTAAAATACCTTGGAACTACAGAGAAGCTGATTTTACTAGAGAAAGTGTTAGGTTAAACTTCCTTGAGAATGTAAATCTTAAAGCAGAAGATTTTCTTACTAATGATTTAAGTGATATGGCATCATTAAAAAGCATATCAGATGTTGCAAGAGGTATGGACCCTAGAAGAATATCAGATATACATTCTAAAGTTGATGAGATAAAATCTAAAACAGTATATATGGCAAGGAAACGTAGGGAAATGGATGAAGCCTTACGCAAAATGGCTGACTTGGAACACGTAAAGCTTGTAGGAGATGAAGGTCATAATGCTTTTAAAGAGATTCCAATCAAAAGAAACCTTAATTCACAACTTAAAAAAGCCCGTGATGAGTTTGGTTTTAATGATAAAGCTAGTGCAATGAATGATAGAGTTGCAACGGATGCTTTAATAAGAAGATATAAAAAGAATTTATCCCAGCAGGAAAAAGATTTATTTGATATGCTTTACATAGGTACTTTTAGCAAGGGTAATAGAAAAATGCTAGAAAGAATGCAGAAGATGGAGAAGGCTATGCAAGGCATAGAGGACCCTGAAGTAAGATTAGCATTCGAGCAATTAAAAAGGAATGCAATGAATACCTCCTTAATAAGAGAAGGAGTTAATAGTAAGGAGATTAGTGATGCCAATTTAAAGAAGTACTTTAGCAACTTTAATCAGTTAATTAAAAAGACTAGAGCCGAGTTGAATGATAGTCAAAAAGAATTATTAATGCGTGAAGCTGATGGTAAAGAACCTATTACTAAGTTTATGGACAATGAAGGTAATGAAATTAAAGGTGAGTTTATTGATGCTAATCAAATTGGTGAGAAAGATATAAAATACCTTGATGAAATCAGACCATTTACTAGATTATATGAAGGTAAGGTTAGGGACCCTGAACTACGGAGATTGTATGATAGTCTTACTGAACACCTCGAACACTATCATAATATTGATAATATTAATCTAAATGGTTTCTTTAGAGGGATATTTAAAAAGAATATTAATGAAGCTACAAAGCTAGACTTACAACAACTTGATAGAATATTTAAAGATATGCGTGATGGTACTTGGTGGCGTAAAACTATGGACTGGATGACTGGTAAAGATAAGAATCCTCAAATTAAGAGAGCTTATTATTGGATGTTCCCTAAAGCCGTTGATAGAGATTTAATGCGTAACCCAGCTATGATGGAATGGGTTGAAGATGTTGGTCCATATAAAGACCACTTAGGAAATACTTTTGAAAATGCCAGAACCGTAAGACCTACGTCAGTCATTGGGACCATACAACAACTTGCTCATAGAACGCAAGAACTTTCTATGCAAAAGTATGAAGAAGAATCTGCTAGATGGAGAGATGAACTTAGACCATATGTTTCAGCTCTTAAAGATGGTGACATCTTATTTGAAATAGCAGTGGCTAAGAGGGAAATGAGATATGTTAAGGACAAGTTAAGAAAGAAATATAAAGATAGCTCAAGTGACTATACTTCAAAAGAAATGCCTTATGTAGAGAATTGGAATAAGGTTAAAAAAGAATATGAAGTATTAAAGAATAAGAATTATATCATTCCTCTTAAAGAAGGTAATATACAAAAGACAGGCGAACAGGTAATAAACTCTATTGACAACTTAATAACTATAAACAATAGAAGAACACGGGATTGGTTAACGGGTAAATCTGAACACGTAAATAAGTGGTTAGATATATCCCAGAATAGCTCTGGAGAAATTACTTGGAAGGGTGTTGATAGATTAAGGAAAGAATTTCATAAGTATATTATGAAGACTGTACAAGAACAGAAGTCTATACCTATTGAAGAGATAGGTGTTGATGGAATGAGACAAATCGTTAAAAGAATACAGATTAGTCAGGTTCCTAATAGATTACGTACTTGGGAGAGATTAAAAGAACTTAGAAAAAGTTTAGAGGTAACTCCATTTGATGAAACAGGAGACTTAGGTGCTGATTATTATTTCCCTCATATGTCTTTCAATAGAAAATCTGCTAAAAACAAGTTAAAAGGTGCTTTAAAAAAGATTGTAGATGACCCAGCACTAACCCCAGAAGAGGTAGCCAAAGAATCTAAAAAGATAATGCACCAGTATAAAAAGATGACTGGTGACTTTATGAGTAGGGATGAAATGGGTGACAATTTTAATGTTATGCAAGATGTACTTACTGCGATGGCTAATGGTAAAAGAAAGAAAGCTGAACACATATTAAGTAATGATTTAAAACGTGTAGGTAATCAATTTAGTAGAGATGCTCACATAGGTGGTTGGGAATTAACCCCTGAAGCATATGAAGTTTATATGAAAAACATTACTAACACATTCTATAAACAAGCTATGCAATTATCTGCAAGAACATCAATGCACAACTTCAATAATTCTTTCTATAAGAAGACTAAAGATGGAGACCTTACTAACGCTTGGATGAAATTCTTTGAACTATATACTCAAAGTGCTATGGGTTATCCTACTCATATTCCTGAAAGAGTAATGAATGACCCTCTTATGAAGATAAAAGGTACAGCTTATAAATGGTTAGCTGATAGCACAGCTAAGAAAAGAATTAATAGGATAGGTAAAGCTCTTGGTATAGGACGTAAAGAGCTAGAAAGAATGAACCTAGATGAGAAAACGATTGATGAATTAAGTGGTATAGAATATACCCAGCTACAAGGCTGGGGTGCTTTGGAAGCTAAGTGGCAGTTATCATCACTACTTGCTCACCCTAAGAGTTCTATTGCAAACTTATATGGAGGTACTGTACACACTTGGATTAGTACAGGATATGAAAACTTAAAGAACGCTAGGAATTTTGATTACTTAAAGACTAATGTTAACCCTAAGTGGGGTAATATGAAAGATGTAGAAAGATGGCTACAATCTAAAGGTATCATTGAAGAATTTTTAGTTCACGAAGCAGGTTTAAATCCTCAATTAAAAGGTAAAAGAAATCAACAATTTATAAAGAACGCAATCGCTAAGATAAAAAGAGACCCTAACTTTAGTGATGAAAGTTTCTTACAACTAGCCAGAAAACACGGAATTACGGACCGTGCGTTTGCCGCCGCAAGTTCATTTATGCGTGTCCCTGAAAGAATTTTAAGACGTGATTCATTTATGGCTCATTATTTACAGGCAAAAGAATTATTTGGAGGTGCTATAAGAGATTTTGATAGCCCTTTTCTAATCAATTACGCTAAAAAAGGTGTAAAGGGTACACAATTCTTGTACTCAGCACCATTTAGACCAATGTTTACTAACAGTACTCTGGGTAGGGTGTTTAGTAGATTCCAACTATGGAGCTGGAACTCTGTTCGTTTTAGGAATGACGTAATAAGACGAGCAAAAATTGCAGGATTCCGTGAAGGTACTCCTGAATTTGAATCTTTTCAAAGACTTGCACAAGCTGATTTATTTATGCTAGGCTTATCTAATCTATTTATGTATAGTTTATTTGAAAGTTCACTTCCAGCTCCGTGGAACTGGTTCCAAGATACTGCTGATTGGCTAATGGGAGATGAAAAAGAGAGAGACAGGGCTTTCTTTGGTTCACCACTTGGTCCAATACAAGCTGTTACTCCACCCTCATTTAGACTCTTACCACCTATGTTTAAGTGGATGGTATCAGGAGATAGTAGTAGATTAACTGACTACTATTTATGGACTATACCACCATTTGGTAGACTCGTTAGAGATGTTGTAGGACCCGGGGGTATAATAGAGAACCCGTTTTACACAGTAACAAAATTTACAGGATTACCATTGATGCAAGCCGGTCAATTAATTAAACAAGAAAAACCTGAAGCACGGCGAGGAAGGTTCTTTTACGGATAATGCCTATTCCTAATCACTGTGGTGAATGTGATAAGCCAATGTCTAACAATGATAATTGGATGTGCGAAGCTTGTGCTAGAGAAGAAGCTAGACAACAAAGTATGGTATCCTCTAATAATACTGGAGTACCATTAAAAGATATTTTACCAAGTATGCAAGATGAAGACAAAGATACTCAAAGAAGCGAAGAAGATAGCGAAGACTAAGTACCAAGACTTTAAGAATGCTTACGAACCGATTGAAATAACAACAACGGACGTAGTTTCTGGTGGTTTAATGGGTACTGCTGGTGCAATGACTGCACAAAAACAAGAAGCTGTTGATTTTACATCTGATGATAATATAGAAAGATTAAAGATGATGGCTACTGTAGGTGCATCAATGGTAGGTGGTGCTGTTGGTGCAAGAGCTTTTAAATCTGGATTTCAAAAACTTTCAAGAGGTGCAGTTTCAAGAGGACAATTTAGAGATACTGCTGTGTCTGAATTACGTAATAACTTACAAGGTGATTTTTTTCATAAGGTAGCTATTCCTTTTTATGGTGGCGGGAAAGCTATGCAAGGATTAAGTGCTCTTACTGAAACTTTAATGGGTATGGGAAGAAGTGCAAAGCGTTTAGTGGACCCTAGAATGTCCTATGCTAGTAATAAGTCTGGTATACCACAGTTCTTTAAGAATGATATATATACTTTTAAACATATGATGAAAGAAGCTGAAGACAATATAAACAATATTGATATGTCTCAGTTTAAGGGTATGTCAAAAAAGGCAGGTATAGCGGCGTATAAAAAAGAAGTTGCTAAGAAAATGAAAGATGTTAACAAAGCAACTAAAATTCTACACAATAAAATAATAAATGATTATAGTAATAGTGTAATCTTTAAGGGTATGCCTAAAGAAGAACTTAGAAAATATGCTGATGATTTTGTTGAGCAAATATCATATGAGAATCTAATTAAAGGTATCCCCGGTAAACCTAACTTATCCAAGGAAGCAATAGACAACTTAATATCTGTTCAAGGAAATCTTAAAGGTCCTGTAAAATTTATGCAGTTAAGTGAGAAAGGATTAAAACAAGGTGGAGATGTACTAAGAGGCATACAATTTGACCACAGAGCCGCAAAATGGTTTGAAAAGGCAAATCTCGGGGAAACAAGTCCAGAAAAACTTTTACAAAACGCCAAATTAATTTTTGGTAAAAATTCGGTCCGGAAATTAAAGAATGGGGAAATACAAATTATATTTTCTCCGACAAGGAAAGGTAATATAGACTGGGGTGGCTATGCAGGTACCATTGTCATTGACCCTAAAAATCCCAGTCATATTACGATGATGGCAGATGATTTAAGAGACTTGTTTAGTATAAAGGGTGGTGAATATAATGTACTTAATATGAGCCCTGTAAGAAAAATTGCAATACCTGATGTTTTAAAGAAAGTGAAAGCTCCAACTAAAACAGCAGACACCTCAACTAAAAAATATAAACCACGTCCCAACGTAAAAGTTACAGACGAGATGTTGGATAGGGTCGCTAAAAAAGCGAATATGGCTAAAGGTGATATAGAAAATATGTTAGAATTAGCTGATAATTATACTAAGTATCACAAAGACTGGAAACTTACTGGTGATTTCGTAGCAAGTCGTCTGGGTGCTGGAGCAGGAATACTTGGTGTTTACGCTTTAGCGTCAGAAGATTGATTCCTGTTAGTATCAAGAAATAAAAAAAGAAATGCCGATTGCTCGGCATTCCTCTTTCGATACGTTAATCCATCAACTTACCCATAGCTATGTAAAATAACTCTGGTGTAAGTCTCTTTAGATTACCCTCTTTGCACCGCCCTGCCATTCTATTGACAACGCATTTCAATTCGTACAGTATCTGGTCCATAGCCCCAGCTCCTAACTGTACACCGTGCTGTGCAAAAGCTTTCTTTATATCTGACTTAGTCATACACTTCTCCTATCTTTTTATAAAGGTGGTAGAGGAGGGGAAAGGACACCCACCCTCTACCGAGTGCATCAAAACCCCTTAACAAGCTGAATAGGACCTGTTAAGGACAAACAAACACTACTAACCTTTAATTCTAAAGAGGTTCTGGTGCCAACCATTTTATTCATTTGCCATTCTTTCATTTTTGGAAGCTGTTTCGCTAGGCATTATTGCCATCCTTGCTATTCATCTTCCTCACTGAAGCAGACTTTGGTCTACAAACTTCAGACAAATTAGAACCTCTCTATTTCTTAATCGCAATTACTTCCCGGTATGCACTTACTTTGTGCCGCTAACGGATTATCGTTTTCGTCACCCGGGTCGTGTGGGCTTACATCGTGTATTTTATTGATAGGATTATCAGTTTGTCCGATTCTCTTATCGTCCTCGTGACACCACTTACTACCTTTCTTTAATACGTCTATAAGCTCCATTATCTCATTAGCACTAGCCATACTATTTTCTCTGTATGCTTCACTATGTATTTCGTGTAAACCTCTGAGAATAAGTGACATCTTATTAGGTCCTATAGTTACTGGTTTCTTTTCTTTCTGGTCTTCTTCTATTTCTAATAAGTATGCTGTAAGATATACTACTGTGTCAAGTACCTCATCTATAGCTTCTTGAAGATTGGTTAATCCTCTTTCCCGCCTGATTGGTACTTCACGTTTATATTCTTCTTGACCTTTATCAAGTCTAGCTTGAATCATATCAATTATTTTCTCGTTAACTGACATCTAGTATCTCCCTCCTTTAGCTAATTTCTTCATTACGTACACGTTTAATTCCTCTGGTAGCTCACTTATTAATTGTATAAGTAGCATAAAGTCTTTCTCATTTAGAGGACCCTTGCGTGTATTACAAGTTTTACAGATTAACTGTAAGTTCTTCTTGTTCGATGGTCCACCTTTTGTAAGAGGAATGATATGGTCACAGGCTATTGTTCTAAACGTAAGTTGCTTATCACAATACCTGCAACCCTTACCATATTCAGTATAGAACATAACACGAATATCGGCGGCATCTATGTCGAACTTTACTTCGTATTGTTCACTACGCCTTTTGAGAGAACTCTTCAGAGAACTCATTTTAGAGGCTAGTTTCTTATATGCCTTTTGCCAATATGTTTTGTGTATAGGTTCTAAAACCTTTTTAAACTCTTCTTTACTTGGTGGTCCCAGCGTCAAGTCTCGTTTCTGTGCCATAATTTGCACCATACCTCAATCTTTTATACTTCAAGAGTTTATTTGATTTAGCAATCAAATCTGTCATACGTCTGTACCCTGCACTTCCAACTTTTATTCGACCATTACGAACTAATCCCTGATAAAAGGAAATTAATCCATTTAAAGTTATGCGATTGTCACTACCCTTTTCTGGGTTTGAACTTACTAGCTTCATATGACCTCCTTGGTCTTTTTAATAGCTTATTTACTTTCCACTCTAATCTGTGAAGTCTCCATATTATGCTTAAAAACATACATAACATAAAGAACACGTACGCTTCCCAAGCTAACAAGAAAGGTACAGTATTTTCCATCATAGAGTCCCAATAGTGTTTTAACATAGTTTCTACCCCTATAGAAATTAATGGGGAAGAGCATATGGCAACCCAACTACTCTTCCCCTGATTATTACGCTTGTACTAAACTGTACTCTGCGTATTTATTACCTGTATGAGACTTAACACGTTCAGTAGTAATGTTATGTCCATCAGTTCGCAATGAATTTATAACAGCCGCTAATCTAAAGCAACCACATCTATTCAATGCCATCATTGGTGTTACTTTAACTCCTTGCTGTAGAAGTTCTAGTATCACTGTTTTTTGACTTCTTGCGTTTCTCGGCATAAGTTCTCCTCCGATTTTACGAAAGTTAAGGCAATACCGAACCTCCATACAGCCAGTTGGACTTTCATATTATCATTGTGAAATAATATACTAGTCTGAAATAGCTGAAATAAAGTCAGTACTACACCATTTATTGGAAAGAATATATCTATAATAGGACTCACGAGCGTCTTACCCTCTTTACTTTTTCAATAAAGAATCCGGGAATGTGGACGCCTCTTGTTAAGTCTTTTCTAGCTTTCTTCTTATCAATACTGGTAGTCATTTTAACTACCTTATACTCATCTGGTACTCGTTCTTCGTCTGCAACTGCTACTGGTCCAAATGTCTCATAGAGCTTGTATCTTGCAGTATCAGTTTCGTAGACTCCGTTTTCTCCAACTTCTTCTACTACCATAGGTATAAGTGTTTGATTAAAGTATTTCTTTAAAGACTCTGTAGCTCTTCTACGCACTTTTAATCTTTGTATTTCTTTATTAAGTGCTTCTACTTCAGCGTCTATAAGATGTACTTTCTTGTCAATATTAACCATAAAATGGTCAATGCCGTCAAGTTTCCTGCTAATGTCTTTTTTCGTAACTTCTAACGCACTTGTTAGAACCTTTGATTCTTCTTCATTAGCAACTTCTAGTTGGCATTCTAGGTCAATAAAATCACCTATTAGCTCTCTAGTCGTTTTCTTTTCCATACTCTTCCTCAATAGCTTTCTCGATTATGTATTCTAACTGTTTACGCATACTACGCTTATTCTTTTGAGCAAGTTTCTGTAGCTGTAACTTCCTTTCCATAGGAATCTCTGTTTTAACTACAGCTTTTTCTCCGAATGGTATAGGCATTATATCCTCCTTTTTAATCTAAATGATGGAGTCCACATCAATTCAACATCGAACAGGTCCCCATCACTATTCTTAAATAATGATACCGTTTTATCTACTGAGTCTTGTTTACCATTGATACCAATTACCTTTCTAGAGGCATTTTCTATCGCACCACTACCTTTACCAGCATATATGTCAAGAATCTGGTTACGTGAATACTCACGTGCTACTTGACTTATCTGTATAATGATAATGTCTAGGTTAACTGCAAGATTTGACAGGAAATGTGAAATATACCTGACTTGCTCATACTCTCCTCTAACACCTCTAGGTACTTCTACTAAGTCTATATAATCAACAACAACCAAGTTAGGCTGTAAGTCTCTTATAGTCTTTTGTATCATATCAGTAGTAGGTGCTACAGTTTGTAGATTTAGATGTTCTAAGTATTGATTGTAGTTGTCTCCAACATACTTATAATTAGCTGTAACATCGTCTTTGCTCATACCAGCGACTATCTGCTGATTACGTCTGTGCATATACCAACCACTTAATTCTAAAGATAAGAACAATGTCGGTATTTGCCACTCTTGTTTGATTTCATCATTATAGAAATCATATCCTAACGCTATGTTCTGGGCTAAAGCTGTCTTATTAGCACCAGTAGGTCCGAATATTGTTACTAATTCACCGGGATATATATTACAATCTTTACCTTCCATACCAAACATTTCAGCTAATGGTATCATTTTACCAGTAAAATCTGATTCTAATCTCTGTTCTAGTTCTGATTGTAAATCTCCTGATGTCTTAATATCAACGAGATAGTCTTTGTTTTTGTAATATACGCACTTTGGATTGCAAACACTTGCTAACAACTCGTCTTGACAACCATATTTATATCCGTAGTTATATGTTGACTCGACCTTGTCTATAACTATCTGTGGATTTAACTGATTGTTATTCCAGTGTAGCAAACTTGCTTTTGTAGCATCACTTGGTATTCCATTCCGTCTAAAATGCGAAGCTATACGCAATAAAGAATGATTACGACTTCCCTGTTGTGGTCCTTTGTTATACAATGTTTGTACACAATTAACCACATTAGATGGTTCATTAACCTTCTGCATTGACCTAACCCTTGGAACTTCATTTACTATTTTTTTTTCTAAGTGACCCTCTCCCCAGAGTTCTTCAACTCCGTGGTCAAGTCTCCTATCTTGAGCTAGTTTAACGATGTTCTTATGGTTAGTATATAGTTCTTGCAATGTCAAAGGTATCTTGTACAAAGATGACTTTTGATTTAGACTGTGTGCTACTCTTATGAGTGCTGTCCTTGTGTAGACTGCTGGGTCTGTTTTAATATCATCTATTAGATTAAGCATTGTAGCTTTAACTATGTAAGGTAAACTCTCACTAGGTTTAAAACCAAAACACTCTGCACTAATATCTATATGATACCCTGTACCACTAAAGTATATTGCATAATTACCCTCTTTAATACTTAATTCTTTAAATAAGTAATCCATAACAAACTGTGTCTGTTGTAGAGTGTACTCATCAGTATTTTGAGCTCTATCAATATCTATAGGTACATTATCTATATATCGTGTTCCAAGGAAATTCTTAACTGTACCGTTTGTTTTAATAAACTTTACAGCATCCTCATCATACATATAGACACTTCTGTATACGGCTTGTTCTTTACCTTGCTCGTATACTATATCCCAGAAATCGTCCAAAGGAACGAGAGTCCCCCGTTTAGAGGGACTCCCGATTGCCAGTTCAACAAACATTAGAAAGGAGCATCGTCCATTTCGGGGATACCACCGTTAGGTTGTACCACATTGTTTGTTGCTACCCCTTGTTGCACCTCTTTGATAAGGTTCTTAGACTTCATAAAATTTATGTAGCCTTCGAGGTCCTTACGACCAGCAGGTGAATTTTCGACCAACTTAGGAAACACGGTTGTATAAGTTTTACTAGGGTCTTTACGACCTTGTTCTTTATACAGATATGCAAGATACCCGTGTTCTGGGTCTACTGGGGAAGTGATATGGTTAGAATTGAGGTAACTGACTAAGTCAATGCTCTCTCCATTACCATCCACCATATTACCTTGCACATCTGGTCCACCATCGAAACCAATAGTGTCAAAGAGCCAGTATAGTCTCTTTAAGATTGTGCAAGTTTTGATATTACCATTAGGCTCTCTATCAAAAGAACCGGCAAGCCTCATTTCTTGAGGGTATTGCGAACCTTCTAATGATAGTTGACATACTATGTAGACATCAGCCCAATCAAATTGGTCTGCTCTATCTTCATAGCTGGTAATACCGACTGGTACGTATCCAAGGAATTTAGAACCATCACTAGCAGTATCTAAACCCTCTGGTCTGAATCGTCCACTCATTTTTCCTCCTTATACTTTAGGATTTCGTTAGATATAGCACTATACTCTAATGGGAGTATCTTTTGAGCAAGAGGTTTTAGTCGTGAACCGACCACTCTCTCGTCATACGCCTCAAAAGAGATATAATACTTACCATCTTCTTTGGATGCTGTTGTATATCCAATAACGTCAGCTTTTGCCGCTAATGAGTATCCCAGTCCTCGTGGTAATTCAGGTGCTAATTGTACTTTGCCATCCTGCATCTGCGATGTTTTAGAATGACTAATTAACACTAGGTTACCACCTTTCTTTTTAATAAGGTCTTGGAACCTTTTGATGACATCTAGATTTTTACGTCTAGCTTTGCCCCAATCGGCACCCCATTGACCTTCACCCATTGCTGTAATACCTAGTTCGTGAGTAACGACTTGTTCAATCCATTCGTTAACTTGACCTATAGTATCTATAGCAATAGTATCATACGGAAGCTCGTCCCATTCTTTAGCTAACCAGTTATAAACCTCTATCATAGAGTAAACTGGCATAGCCTTGCCTTTATCTTCTCCAGAACGATACTGATAACCACGCTCTTCAGGTGGTACGGTTTCATTCTGTGCTATTCCGTTTTCTGTTACTTGTTTACCCTCGTGTAATACGGGGCGTATAGGAGCGTTAAGACTTGTAACAGTTACTGTATTTGCTTTATCAACAAAGTCAGAGCCAAGGTCAGTGTCGATGATTAATACACCGTCACTTCCCTTTGGGCTCCACTTTGATACAGCAGTAGTCTTACCTGTTTTAGGCTGTCCTATGATTAAATATGTCAGACCTCCCGGCATTGCTGTCCAGTCGGTTGACACTTTTCTCACTTGTATCAACTGATACCTCCTTAACTGTTGGAGTTATTAATGTCCCAAATTCGACCATATTTGGGTTCAGGCTGGTCCAAATATAGTCATAATATGCAAGACCTGCAACAATATTATATATTTGAGCTAAACCAAGGGACACAATATGGTTAGTAGCAAAAACTGTGTGTTTCATACTACAAGGTGCTGGTGGGATTGTATGCGTGGGCACCCAAGTTTCGAGGTAGTTATCGTTGCCGAACGTAACTGTAACCAATTCTACGCTTGTAGCACCCATACGCATATCAATAAAGAAATGTGGGTTGTCACACTTTAACCACTTATTATATACCATTCGTCTCGATTCCATATCATCCGTGCAAACAACCATCTTTGGTGTTGCAGTATCATTCATCGTAAAGTTATCTTTTGGTACGAACTCCTGCCAGTCTTCACTATAAGCAGAGAAAAGTCCTTGTGCAGAATCTTTCTTTGCATTACCAGTTTCGTCTAACGGGTAGCAAGTGGTACTAAGGTTATGGTCTTCTATGACATCGCTGTCATAACCAATAACTTTGTGCCAACCCATCATAGCTAATCCTTGTATTAAGAATGAGCCAATACCACCTAGTCCTACTACGCTAATAGTACTAAGTGATTCTAATGGTATAAGGTCCTTATTTCTAAGAAACCTTGTTTTTATTTTGGTTGCCATTCAATAAATTCCTTCAACATTGCGTGTGCCGCCTCTTCCGAGCCAAACATAGCAACGTCTTTTATGCGTGTAGCTTCTTCGTAAAGCTTATTACGCTGGTTATGAATTTCATTATTGTCTTTAGCCTGTTGCTGTCCAAGTTCCTCTTTATATTCGTGGAACCCTTTTAACATAGGCTCAATAGAAATATCTCCAAGTGCGGCTCCACCCCAGTGGATGTCTTTTCCATCTCCTAATATTAAATCGATAGCTTTATGAATCTTTTTAATATCATTGGGATATTCTATTCTTCCGTTAGCTAAGCCCATTTGAGCTATAGCTTTATTACTCATTCCTGTAATCTCTTTAAGCTCGGCTACCTTTTGGGTAACAATCTCATCGATACGTTTACAGAAATACTTCTTTTGTGGTACTGTCATCATATACAGTTCTCCTTATTATTATATTGATTGAAAAGAAAGGGACTACCAGATGCTGTGTTGATTGGTAGTTGTGGAAGGAAAGGTAGCCCCTCTTAAATGTAAGAAGGGCACGGCGTTGGTGTTAATTCACTGTATGACTCGGTACCGGGTTGGCTTAAACCAGAGTCAGAGCAACCGTGCCCTATGAGACAAATATACATCATTCCATCTTTAGATGCAAGAATTACCAATAAAGGTCCCCACTACCCATTCCATCCATAAATGAATATGGGTCAGCATTAGGACAATGCTTTCTGGCTTTCTCTACAAAATCGTGATAGGTAATATCCCCGTCACAAAACTGCTGAGCCAATTCTTCCATTTTATCAAATTCCCCTTGAGACAGCTCCGTCTGACGGTCCCAAGAGGATAACCTCTTTTTTTCATCAGACTTCTCTTCTTTCTTCTCCGGTTCTTCTGGAGCTGTTATTCCGTGAACACCATATCCACGTCCATATCCATAGTTACCATAACCACCAACTAAGCTAAGTTGTCCATTACCATTAACATAAGTTACCTTCTGTTCTTTCTGTTTAGCTTTCTTGATAGCGTTAGCTTCTGCGACCCAAGCTTTAGGAACATCAATCTTAGGCATTGTTACTTGCACATCACCCTCTATTAGATTACTATAGCCAAACCTATCTAAATAGGTAAAGCAACAATCATATGGGTCCTTATTGGAAGCAACAACAGTGCTGAAGAAGAAACCATCGCTGGTTGCTTGTTCTCTGGCTGTGTCTTTATCTGTTCCTGATAAGAATGCACCCATAGTATGATGTGAATGTATCAATCCTAAATAACAATCCTTTAGGTCTGGATACTGTTTATACATTTTAGGTAGAATCTTTCCTAACTTTTCGCCGTCAATCTCTGTTTCTGTACCGTGACCTAAATGTATTGGTTTAAAATGGACTAGCTCTACTTCAGTAGGAAATCCATTCTTTTCTGCTTTCAGAATCTTATACCACGCTGGTCCACTCCACTCTGTGTCTTTAAAACGACTCAAGAGATAGCTGACTTTGTTGTGCATTAGTTCCGAAACCAGAATCTTGAACTGGCTTGTACTTTTCTTTGCCATCTTTAATACCCTTTATTTGCATTTTGGTTAATTTACTCTCGTAATTACAAAGAGTCTTGTAAGCCATTACATCTGCGAACTTATCTTCCACCTTTACTCTTTCAGTTCTACTTAATGACTCCCTAAAGCTCTCTAAAACTGCGAATCCACTAACGATACTTTCACCCCAATAGAGATAATCATCACCGTATTCTACTCGAGTCTCTATTCCAAAGAACTCGTATACCTTATTTAAGGCTTCGGTCATATCTCTTAGGTAATCGATTCGTTCACTATTACTTCTAGCAATGGTATCAGCCATCGCTTTGTAAATGTCTTCATCAGCCATAAAGCTAAAGTTTCTATACCCTTTCTTCCTGTTGGCGTGTCTCATAAAATCAAGTAATTCTTCCATCTCAACACCAGCTATGCTAATGCTATCTCTATTCCTTACTTGATTTGTTAAGTGTGACCTAATGTTATCCTTTAACCTGCTCATTTCCCAATGCCAAGTGCTACTTGGATTAGAACTCCAAGGTTTAGGAGCATAAAGGTTCGCCTTATCAATAATTGTCTCTGAAATAATAGCTTCAGTTAACCCTTGTGGGGGATAGCTTAAAGCTTTATTTACACGTTCACTTATTGAATTGTGAATGGTCTCAATCCAGTTGATACCCTTGCGTACTTGGTACCCAAGTTTATCTTCAGTATCGTCTTTATTGACCTTGTTTGATATTGCACCATAAAAAGCGTGAAATATACGTAACAAAGATACTCCTTCTTCATACGCTGGATTGTATACCATAGCTTCCACTTGTTCTAAATTCCGACTTACCCAATTAGTAAAATCAGAAATTCTGGTTCTACGTCTACCGTCACGAGTAAATTTGTACCATAAATGTAAATTGGACATTAAAACTGGTAGTGGCAACATCTTTCTCATATACAATGGAAGCGTCCTGTAATACCTATAGATATAGTTAATATCATAATAGGCATCATTGGAAGTCCACGTATTTAAGAAACTTTGTGCTACTGGTACTAATGATACCAAATTACCTGTGGCTATAGTCTGTGACCAAGCGTTAGCCCAGCCACCTAAACAAGGTTCATTGTAATCATTAATATGTGGATGTGCTGAATAAACATTATCGTTTAACCATCTATCCACAGAGGCGTTTTCCCTACCGAAATAAGAATGAGCTACATTCTTTATCCATTCAGGATGTTCGTAATTTTCAGCTAGACGCACAAATGTAGTCTGGTCTGTTCTAAATACTAAACTATGCTCGTGCAAAGTATAGTTAACAGTACCTCTGAACTTTGGCTGTCCAACTGTAATTCTAAATGTATAGTATGACCTACTGCATTCATCTTCTTCATCAAAGTAAGTATGATGAGAAACTGAATGAACATCTAGCTTTTCAACAAATGCTTTAGCTGTATCATAAGCCTCGCTAACTGTTAGCTTTTGACTTTGATAAGTAGCATTGTTTAACAACCAAGACCTTACTGCTAAGATTTTGGCTTTTACTGTATGTAGTTTGATAATATTGTTTATCATAATACTCCTACTTATGAACATTGGAATCATCGTAAGCGTGACGGTCCGGCTTTTTAGCCCTACGGAGTGTTCCTCTATTGGACGCACATAGTCGGTTTTATTACTATTGGCTTCACGCCACGCTACACGAATCACTTATTTAATGCTAACAGCCTGATGTCACCTTATCAGTAACAAAAGCAACAAAGTCATCATCTCTCAATGACGCATTTGGCTCTGCTTTCTTAGCATTAACATTGATAGTGGTGTTATCTAGTGAGATACCTAATGATTCAGCTAATCCTGCTGGATTGTCTGCTTCCATAGTCTTTACTACACCACCGAAGGTTTGTACTAGTACCTTAGCCATATTGACTTTCCTCCAATGTTCGGGGTTATGAAGATTTCTTACGAGGGCGTCCCCGGCGTGGTTTACTCGATTCCGCAAGTTTACCACTAACGCTCTCTAAAGAAAGTTCTAGTTCATTTAACTTATAAGAAATACCGTTCAGTCTTCTTTGATGATTTCTTACTTGAAACCATAACGCATTAGTTGCCTTTTTCCAAGGCATTAGTATATTCCTAATCGTTCTTTTTATTCTACGCATTATACGTGTCTCCTAGTTAGGGTTAACAAACTTAATATCAATCTTCTTCTTCTGCGTGACACACTTCCTAAGTGTATTTATAGGAATAAAGTGAGCTATTGCACTCTTTACTCTATATGGCGTCTCTACATTTAGCAAGAAATATGCTAATTGACGCATTGGTGTCTTCCTTTTATCTTGTGTAAAAGGTTTAACACCCATATATCTACAATAAATACCCATAGTCATCTGGTATGTCAATGCTGATTTACCATCGTCCAGTATTCTATGGAACATTCCTCTAGCATAAGTTTTACCTAATGCTCTTTCTAACCATTCGATACGAGATAAATGCACCTTTGGTATGGGAGCACCCTTTAGGTATCTCCACAAATACTGATTACCATTGATTAGCATCGTATCCTCATTAGCCGCAATAAACATTCTATCGTATACTTCGTGTGAATTGCTGTTATGCTGGATAATCGACACTTTTACCTCTGATTGCTTTTGTTTCTTCTCTTTAGCAATCTTATTTAACGCTGTGTAGCGTCTATGACCGTCAACAATGGTCATATCATTTGCAACAACAATAGGGACTAATAACCCATTAGCCGCTATATTAGATGCAAGTACGTTTGTCTTTTTCTCACGCATTGGTGGATTCCAAGGTGAGGGCACTAACTTATCTAGTGTTACTCGTTTATACTTCATTCTCCCTCCTTTAAAGGGGTTAGGTGTTATCGTATTGGTCCATAACTCTTGACTCCAACCGGAGATTATGCTCGTCTGGGTCCTCGTGGTGGTCACACTTTGGGCAATAGATGCCTAGTTCAGATACGTCTGGTGCTCCTGCACTAACATATTCTGAATATTCTGTTTCTGTGTTTCCACACCTTGAGCACTCCATATCAGCTCTATCTCCGGCTGTCGGAATCGAGTTAATTTTCTTCGTCACGGTGTTTTTCTGACAACGCTTGTTGTCTCCAGTAATCACGTTGTAGTTCTAACTGCTCTACTCTCTTAATGTGATATTTAACTACACTTATTAAAACAAATACACTAATTAAGAGTAATAGGTAACCTGTACAAAGTAGCAGGTCTATGTAATCTGATAGGAATAAAAACATAAATTATTCCTCCATAATGCAGATGAATGGTCCATCTTCGTCAACATCAACGTCCCAGCCTAATTCATCAATTTTCTGTTCTATTTCATCAGTTGCCTGTTTTAACTGACTTTCTTTTTGTTCAAGTAATGCGTCTAATTCAACAAGCGACATTTCCATTACTTCTTCCAGTGATAGCTGGAGACGCTCACAGGCGTCCCCAACTATAGCCTTTACTTTACCCACGACTCGGGC